TCAAACCATTCTCTCGAAAATTCAACCTTGTCTTCACTCTCCTCTATCATCGTCATTATATCTTCATGCGTGTGTCCCTCATCAAGCATAAACAAAAAATACTTATGCCACATGCCCTGGAGTTTCATATTGCAACGATAACATTGAGCATGAACCTGTCTTGCGTCAAAAAGGATTGCATCAGTCCTACCAGGAATGAAGTGTCCAGCTTGTAACTTACCAAGTGGATATTTTTTGCCGCATGTAATGCATCTGCCATACAGCGGAGACCCAGTAGTTCTGATGCAATCTCGTGTTCTAATGTACTTTGAGAACACTGGCCAAAGCCAGTTGATCCAATCTGTCTTTGTGAAATCATCCTTTGTTTTCCTCGTTCGTTTTTTCTTCTCTGCCACGTCTATCCTCCAATAGCCATATCACTCTGTGACTGTGCTGCTCCCATTTGAGCCTGCTGGTTAAAGTCCTGGGACGGACTGTTTACTGGTTGGTTAGATGGCAACGCACCGTTCTGCATGATACCAGCCATACCACCACCACCCGATTGTTTACCAGCTTTGCCAGGATCGAGACCAGCCTGTTCCTGTACCAATTTCAACCTCGCCTGGAACGTCGGGTCTGTAAACACCTCGTTCATAAGATCAGCAATGCCCATTTCCTCTGCCGCTTGCATAAGATACCTGGGCAGATTAAATGGAACTCCCATCTGCTGCATCATCATCGCAGCATTAACGCCAGCCGGTACGGTCTGTACTGTAAACTTCTCAAGAGCCACACGTCTTGTCTCTGGATCAAGTGCCTGCATTGAACGCTGTTTCACTGTGAACATCAGGTCCAAGAAGTCACCACGAACTTCTTCTGGCGTGAGTATAACCTGTCTTGGTGCTTTACCAATCTCTCTGATAATCATACCCTGCTTCAAGAATGGGTCATAGTGTATGAACCACGCCTGGTCTCTACTAACCCCTGACATCACGTCGTAAATCAAACCGCGTGCATCTTCCTGGGTGATAGAGGCATTACCCTGTAGCGTCTTGACGGCAGTAGCTGTCTTTGAGCCACCACCTGTCTTCATACCACTCATCTGATCTATGCCGCCACTGACATAATTAAACCAGAACTGCAACTGCTGTGTCATCTTTTCATTTTCAGGGTTGCCGCCGCCAAATGATACTGTCTTCACGCCGTCAGGATCGGGGGTTCTAATTGTATCTCCGTCATAGGCGTTGGCCACAGCATCAGCAACGTCTTCCATGCCAGGCTTATACAGTAGTACATCCTTTTGTTTGTCAGCCTGGTCCATCAACTTCTTAAACAGGCCATTAGCCATAGAGTTTAAGTCACGCCATATTGACACTGGTGCGACTGGGAAAGGATTGTCCGGCACTGGTGGTGTAATGGAACCAAAACGATAAGGCCCAGTATCGGGACCATAATAATCTTGTACTTTCAAGAAGTCGTCAAAGGATGTTTGTTTTGGATCAGGAACATAGGCTATAGCCTGAGCTTCAGGAAGGTACACCTCTGCCACACGTACATAATCCTGTGCCTCAATCATCTCAAGGGTTTCTGACGGTTTCCTGGTCAAGCGTGAGGCTTTGTTCTGGTCGCCAACTCCACCATCCCACGCGGAGGGAAGTCTATTTACTAAATCTTTGTCCCAACCTTCCATATCGAGCAGGTCTTGTCGCCTGACTGTAGTAAAGTGGCCAGTTAAGGTTGAACTCTTTAATGACGTACAATACGGATCGAGGAAGAAGTCATCAATGCTTATTAGGTCTGTGTAAAGCTGACCCTGGCTAAATGAACTGTCAAACCCATCGGGTATCAACAACCCATCCGCGTAGATTGATGTCTTTAGAATAGCCAAGCCACACAGTATCATATTCACAACTGCGGCTCTCATTATGTCCTTCATGCCAATTCGTTTATGAAGTTGGTTAAGGGATTCACCAAGCATGTGTGCATAATCAAGTTGAGACAGGTATGGTGATCCGACCTCGTTAACTCCAGAGTTCATTACCAAGTTTGGCACCCAGGTTCTAAGAGCGACAAATACCAGGTTTATAGGATAGTCACCTTCATAGCCTTTTGGATTAACATAGTAGTCACCTACATAATCTCTAATCGCTGAAGCAGCCGCATTAGCGTAATTCTCCACACGCTTATGGCCTTTTCTCACAAGCTGACTCACATCTTTTGCACCGAGTTCAACAGGCATATCGACTCCTTATATGCGTTTAGTATTATCGTAGGGTTTATTCCACGAGTTTTTCTTTTTGTTTTTCTTCTTTTTCTTCCAACTGTCAAACCTGCTACCCCAACTATTGAATGGAGTGACGACCTTAACCTGTTTAGCGTCTGACACTTCTTCGTCTTCAACAGTTAGTGCGTCAGCTATAACGTGGTCGCCGTGTAGTTTCTTTTCAGACTCAGTAGCCTCAACCAAGTCAGCGGGACCAACACCGCCATTCTCATAGTATATATACTGTTTGGCTTGCTCCAAACCTTTCTTACAATGATTGACTGTACGTCCAGACTTCAACGCACGCTCATAAGCTCTCAACAAAAGCTCTTTGCCCTCGCGTGACATATGATACCCGTACTTCTGCATGTCACCCTTAGTGCCCTGTATCTTCTCAACTACAGCACCGAGCGTCTTACTAACGTAGTAGTGCGGATACATGTATGTCTGGACAAGCAATCGTCCTAAGTCCCATCCTGGTCCATTCTTTTCCCACTTGAGGAATGGGATTCGCTGCGGGTTTGCCCCTCCAACCCATAGTGCGAGTGCAATTATAACCCTGCTAAATTCATGCGGTGGGGTGTTGTTGCAAACCCACTTGGCAATGATCTCACCCGTTTGCTTAGACTTAATGGAGACAACAGATTCAGAAGCACCTTGTCCCTTTGAAGTGTCGATTCCGAAAATATACGTATGGCTTTGATCTGGTCTTCCGTCGATGAGTTCAACCCAGACTTTAAGTTTTCCATCAGCAACCTTCTTTATATGATAACACTTTGTGTCTTTAGCCGCTACCAGTTTTGCTACCTGATCGTCAGCTATTCCCAGTTTCAACATTATGTTCCACTGTGACATTGGGGGTCTGGCGTGGAAAGCAATGTGCTTATTGATCTCCCCAAGTTCAAAGAATAGGTCGCCAGCTTCAAGGTCTATGGCATAATATTCCTGGGCTACAGCCTTCTGGGTACACTCCTCAAGAACCTTCTCAATAAACGGAGAAGAAATTTTGTATGTCTTTGTGATTTCATCCTGCAAGACAAAACGTCCACGCCCCTTCTCTGGGTGGTCCCAAAACATTAACGGGAACACATCAATCTTGCCACTGTTCTTCCAACGACTAAACTCAGTGCCAGGTCCGGCTACCGTCGAGTTAACCAATCGGCAAGGACAAACATCATAGGTTGCTGTTCTAATATCAGAACCATTGTCAACCTTGGCAAACTCATCTAAGAACACAATGGCTGCTCGGTCAGCAGACATGGCGTGTTTCGTAGTAGATTCACCAGCGATGGTGCTGTTGTTAAGTTCATTGTAGATACGCATCGCCGTCCTGTTGTCGCGTCCCTTTGTCAGAACTCCAGGTGGTCGCATCCACTCAGGCAACCATGTGTTCAAGTAGTCATGTTTGTAAAATAGACTCTTGGCAATCGGACTATCAACATAGACTTCGGAACGTGAGATTTCCCTGATCTCGGTGTTCGGTCGAAACAACCACAGCCAATGTAAAAACATGATGCCGCACCAAGAGGCACCCATGTCACGAGACTTATCGACCAAGCCAGGACGACCCTCTTCAAAATGGTCTTCAAACCAGATGAAAACTTCGTCCTGCACCGGCCATGTAATCATGGGCCAATGTGTTTGCGTGGATGGCTTACGGCCTGAAGACTTGGTTAAATCGACTTCAAACTCATGTTTGGTCCACGCTGCAAAATTAACCCACCAGAGACAACTTTCTTTGCAAGCGGCCATGATGTCATTTTGCAACACCACGTCATGTTCTGCCGCCCTTAGTACACGCTCACGATATGCAAGATTTTCATTATAAGTTTTAGGAATCGTCAAGCCGGTTTTTGGGCAAGTCCAGTATTTCTGTTCTACAGGGAAAGGAGAAGACAACACCGGCACCTCTAAAAATCCTGAGCCAATCATGCAACACTCCTCCAGCACCTATTCCGCACTATATTGCAAATTACAGATGGAACTACACCAAACAATTCACTAAGCTCTACTTGTGTAAATTTTAATTGTTTAGCATAATAAAGCAATCGAATCAATTTTACTTTTGACTCAGTTAGTTTAGCACCACCGTGCTGTTCTCCTTCTGCTGGTTTCCAGTTTCCATGAGTGTCACGGTCTTGAGCGTTCTCCTTTGCTGTCCCCCAAACAAGGTTATCAAGCCTGTTATTAGTCCTGTCTCCATCTAAGTGTCTACACTGCATTCCTTCTGGGCAGGAACCGACGAATGTTTCTAACACTATGCTATGAACCTTACGCGTTTTATACTTTCCATTTGCACAAAGACTTACTTGCAAGTAGCCACCTGTAGTGGTAAGGACTGGTTTCAAAACGTGTTTGCGTCTGCTACCCCAAATCCTACCGTCTTCAGTCACAAAGTAATTTGGAAAATTCTCGATCTGTTTCATTACTTGCCTTTCTTCTTAACAACAGGAGGTCCAGACTTCTTTCCAGCTTTGCCAGTCTGGGCATTCAAAAACCCTTTACTGGCCTCAGAAATTCTATCAGGGATAGAAACGCCCTTGTCACCAGCATCTTCACCAATAGTTCCAGCCCTGCCGTCAACCCTGTCGAGTACCATCTTACGGTATTCCATCTGTACCTTCGGGTCAACTCCGTCGTCGTCACCCACCGGCAGTGCCTTCTGTACTATATCTCGGACAATGGCTTCAGCTTTGGATACTAATAGCGTTTGCATTTTCCCGTCTTTGCTGCCTGGGACTTTGGTGCTAATAAGTTCGGTTTTCTCGCTGGCCACTGCCCGAAATAAACTGCTCATCAACTGACCTGCCCTACATTTGGCACCCAGTTCTGACAGTTTCTTTTCTCTTTCTTTTACTTCGTCTTTCATGTTATTTTCTGTATCCAACGTAGAGGAATGTGCATTACTCCAGTTACGTCATTGTTGTCACTCAAACCGATAGTATGGGCGACAGTAATGAAGTCTTTAGTTTGATTTAGAAAAAATCCAGTTGTTCTACAAAAAATCTCATCGGGGATTTTTATGGCGTTGGAAACCGATCTCCAGCCAGACATCTCACATGCGTCTTGCCAGGCTATTGTTATCTGATCTCCAAATTTTCGTTTAGTAGTATTCACTGTCCATAGCCTCGTTATAGTAAGGATCGTCAATAACCTCTGGTTTTACTTCAGAGTAATATTCATCTTGTCTAAACATGAGTTCAATCATGTCCAAATCCTTGGCAAACACATCTGACGGAACGCAATAAATTATTCCGTTACTCATGCCACCCACCAGGACCCCTATTACTTCCCCTTTAACATTAAACAATGGACATCCTGAGTTCCCGCCTTCCCCATTTGTATCCGTCTGAAACAGTGTTGACCACCCCCACCCAGCAGTGTAACCAGAATCGAAGTCCCTTTGTACGGCAGACAGGATACCCTGAGTAACGCTGTTAAAGTTGGTAATTCCAAATGGCGATCCTATGGCAATTAAAGTTTCTCCGAGTTGGCACTCTGTAATGCTGCCGAATTTGAGTGACGCTGACATAGGTTCGTCTACCCATATAAAACCAATGTCATAATCTTTGCTTGAAATTGCTCTGGTAGCGTTCACTTTGTTGCCATCGTCAAGTGTAATCTCAAAGTCTTCAACGCCCTCAACAACGTGCCTTGCAGTAACAATTAGGTGTTCACTAACGATGAACCCAGAACCTTGCCAACTTGTACATTTTACGTGAACAACACCAGGTTTTACCATTGAGACCATTTTAACCACTGTTGACGCAGTTAAAGTATAACCGACTATCAGTGCCGCAATAACTATTGTTACAAGTAACGATATTAGTGATGGTCTTTTACACATCTTTGGATACCTCCTGTTTCTCAAGTAATTCAATCTTCGCTGCCGCTGCTATTCCCGACTGTAGTGCCTCGGAAATATTCTTCAACGATTCTTCAACAGCAAGCCACTCTTCTCTCCTCAGTGAAGCGTTGTGGCAGATGATCTTGACATTGTTAAACGACTCTTGTATTCCGATCATTTTTCTCTCCTGTTAGTTTGAACTAATTAGATAAACGGCCCCACCTGTAGCCGAAACAAATCTCAACAGACTGGTGTTGTTGATGGGCACTTCGTTCCAAATGGACGCGACCAGTAAAACAGGCTGACTGTCTTCGTCACCAACATAACAATCGCTCAAAGCCGTCCAGAACTTGACTGTGTTACAACCGTGCACTATCTCAGGTGTCCCTACCCCAGCCGCTGCCAGCGTGAGCACCTGGTATTTTACGTCATTGGTTGCTCGTCTACCACTCTTGGTAAGTTCCTCAAGTATGTCTCGCTGAAGACCCTCTATTGCCGGGTCTATTCTCTCGTCATTAGTATTGGCTAAATTTGTGTCACCCATTATTCTTGCTCCTCTTTTGGAATTATGTTTCCCTGACTGTCACAATAGATTGCTTCCTTATCGTGACGGTTGTTCAAACAGTCTTCTTCTTCCTCTTCATCTGGCGAATCCACAACAAGCAGAACATAACGCTCTGGGATCGCAATATAAGTCTGGCCATCAAGGTACAGTGTATCTCCGCTTTTAGCAGGGAACACAACAATGTCACCAACGTGTAGTGACATCGGAAATCTGTTGCCGTCTTCCATCTTGACGCCTTCACCAACAGCAACTACGGTTCCTGTCACAGGGCGTTCCTTCATTTTTCCTGGCATAATGATGCCACCGTTTGTCGTTTCTCCCTGAGAGTCTATGGGCAGAACCAGTACTATATCTTCGATACATTTGAAACTCATTAGTTTTTCTCCACATTAAAATTATCTCAAAAGCGTCTCATCACAACGCTGACATAAAGCTGACCTAAACAATGACCTCTTAAATCTGCGTCCATCTCTAACATAAAACTTTGGTTCATTGTGCCACTCTTTGTGCCCAACCACTGCACAAATGATCCTCTTAATCAGTTTCATTGCCGTCCTCCTCACATTCATCACGATCATTAAAGTCATTACGACCACTACATCTGATCCCGGCCTGGGCGTGTGTTATATCCCTTTGGATGTTGGGATCATCAAACGCTTCGCTCGTCATATAAACCTGCTTGCAACTAAAACACGCAACCATTCGATCATCAATCTTGGAAGGGGTATTTGGGCCTCCACAGAGAGGGCACTCTCTGGGTAGCTTGGGGTCTACGCCACACCAAATGTCAATTCCCAGGGCTGGTGGCCAGGGTTTGCCTACGAGTGAGCCTGTCATGTGCTCTGTGATGGGTCCACAGTTCAGTGTTGGCACACCTCCCAGTGTCCGAGACTTGTTGTATTTAGGACTCTTGAGAAATTTTGCCATAGTGATGTGCTTCTTTGGTCTCAGCCTCTTCCACAATTTCTTAAACCACTTGAACATGTTCCCCCCTCTTAACTATAACGTGGTCAAACACCAACCTCTGTAAATCCTTCAGGTGCTCTCCCTGGGCTGCAAATGACCCAGCACTGCCCGATCCCTCGGTTGGCCTCAGTCCGACACTCCAAAGGCTGTCCATCAACGCCTGGGCCTCTGTTGTCCCCAGCGTAATAGGCGGCGGTGCAGTGTCTATTACGTATGGTTCCCGGTACTCAAATTTAAGTGGGCCTACGAGTGTTCCGCATCCTGCCCTATCAGCCACATCCCTGTCAATGTACAGTCCAATTCCAGCATCTGACCTATAACCAAGTTTTATTGCAGTTATTCTCAACATTTTCTCATTTTCCTCCACTTTCCTAAATAGGATACTCGATCATTTTGGGAAACTCCCATATAATTGCGGTGGGAGTGGTCTTTATCTGGCGTCAAATATTCTGTGGCCTTTTACTGTGGTTTTGCTATTCTCAAAGACCTGCGACCGCCTACTTAGTGCACTGTTTAACGGCCCGACTTCCATCTA